AACTGTAGGTGGAAACCTCTATGTTAATGGTACAGCAACTGTATCAGGTAATGCAGCTTTCCTAGGACAGATAGCTCTTTCTAAGTCAGCAGCAGCCTCTGTACATACTACGGCAATTAATGGAGTAACAAGTGTATCACTTAACTTAGGTGGCGCACAAAATTTCTTGACAACTGTAACAGCAGCACATACAATGGCAAGGCCAACAAATGCTAGGGTAGGACAAGTTGGAAGTATATTCTTTGTACAGTCAGGTGGTAGTGGTACATTATCATGGAATGCCTGTTGGAAGTTTCCTGCTGGAACTGATCCAACCTTCTCTACTTCTAATGGAGCCGTAGATAGATTAGATTATATTGTTGCTTCTATATCAAGTGATGATACTGGTGAAAATATACAAGCAATATTATCTCAGGAGTATAGTTAAGAATGTTTAATAATAACTTATTAATGGCAGGAGCAGCAGCTACATCTGCTAGTATAACTTCAGTAGGTAACTCTGCTTTATTTAAAAGTGCTAGTAGTCAGTATTTGTCTAGAACTCCTGATACTAATGGAAATAATAAAATAGGCACATTTTCTACTTGGTTTTATCATATGCCAACGGGAGCAGATCAAACACTATTTGCAGCAACAGCAGGTGCTGCCGATATATTTCAATTATATATTGATAGTAATGATGATATTATCTTGTACAATTATTCGTCTGGTTATGATTGGCAGTATGTAACAGACATGAAGTTTAGAGATGGTGGCTGGATACATTTTTGTTGTGGTATAGATACATCTGATGCTGCTTCTACTAATCGTGTTATTCTTGAAATTAATGGAGTAAGGGTAACTGACTTCTCTACTGCAAGCGCACCCTCTCTTAACTTTGCTAATGACTTTAACACGGCTAGTAATCCTATGAGAGTAGCCTCTTATGACGGATCAAATAATATGGGAAATAACTATATGGCTGAAAGCGTGTGGATAGATGGAACTAGATATTCTGCATCTGATTTTGGTCAATTTGATTCATCTGGTTTGTATTGGACTCCTAAAACAAGTTCAGAAATACAAGGATTAACTTTTGGAACTAATGGATTTTATTTAGCCAATAAAGTAACTGATGCACCACAATTAGATTTTCAAGATGGAGATGATAATACGGTTGTTCTATCTCAATATTATAGTCTTTTACATTTTGATGGTAGCGATGCTTCAACTACTCTTACTGATAGTAGTTCATTTGCCTCAAACTGGACGGCTAATGGTGATGCTCAATTAGATACAGCGCAGTCTAAATTTGGCACAGCAAGTTTATTACTTGATGGAACTGGTGATTATGCTTCTCATGCATCTTTGGCTACAGTAGGAACTCAGAATTTTACCATAGATTTTTGGGTAAGACGTAATGGATCAAATACAGATAATGCCTTATTAACTTGGGGTGATTCAGGGGCTGATACGGGTCTTCGCATATTAACAAGTACTGCTAATAAATTAATCGTATCAACAGGAAACTCAGCAATTATCGGAACAGGCGATCATTCAACATCTTTGCCTGATGGAACATGGGCGCATGTTGAACTGGTGCGATCTGGTAGCACTTTATATTTATTTCAAGATGGAACACTTTTGTCTTCTAAATCTTTTAGTTATAACTTAACTTCTACATCTGCATGGTGGATTGGTGATGACGTTGTTTCTTCCAGCCCCGGAAATTTCAATGGATGGATTGATGAAGTAAGAATTGTAATAGGTTATGCTGCACATACAAGTGGATTTACTGCTCCAACATCAGCGTATAGTGATCCACCTACAGCTAATAACTTTACAAATAATAATAGTGTTACAACAGATGTTAATTCACCAACAAATATATCGGGATTAATTAATCAAAATAACCCTAATGTTGCAACGCTTTCAAATGGTAATAAAACAGTCACAAGTACAGGTTCAGGAGATCAAACAAATGGTGTCTGCATACTTCCTTGTACTGGAAAAGTTTATTTTGAATTTGAGTATTCAGTAGTTGGTACACATCCGGGTGCAGGAATTGTTGAAACATCTCAAGCGTCTGCCTTTGATGATTATGTAGGTGGAGGTTCAACTTCTTGGGGTTGGTACTTTACTGGTGGAGATCTTTACAACGGAGGATCAGCGGTGGAGACAACACCATCTACATTAGCAGTTAATACTAGAGGGTGTATTGCTTTTGATACAGCATCAGGAAAATTTTGGACAGGACAGTTATCAGGATCAACTGTTACGTGGGATAACTCAGGTAATCCTGCATCAGGTAGTAATCCAATTACAAGTTCAATCTCAACATCTAAAACTTGGTCGGTTGTTGTAAGTGGTAGAAATAGTTGTTCTATATCACTTTATACAACATCAACTGATTTTGAGATATCAGCTTTACCATCAGGATTTACAGCTATAGATACAACTAATATTGCAGAAGATACAACTCGTACAGCACATGATATAGATAAATACTTCAAGACTGTTCTTTATGAAGGAAATGGTACTACTCAAAGAGTGGGTAATTTTCAGCCATTTGGTAACTCATTTACCGTTGGTAATGGTGCTTTGTTTAATGATGATAATTCTGAATATCTTTCTAAAACATTTAGTGGGGCTGGAAATCAAAAGAAATGGACATGGAGTTGTTGGGTAAAACGAGGTGTTACTGGAGTAATTAAAAATATTATTAGAACAGCTAATGGAAATGACACAGCAATTCAGTTTTTAGCTGATGGCACTTTACAATTTTATACATGGAGTGGTAGTGCTTATTTAACAAATTTAATAACAAGTGCAAGATATGAAGATTCTTCTCAATGGATGCATATTGTTGTTAAGTATGATTCAACCCCTTCAACTCCTAGCTCTAGTAGTATCGCTATTTATATTAATGGTGTAACTGCTACGTTAGGAACAGCTACATACCCTTCTCAAAACTCTGATAGTGGTTGGAATGGTACAGGAGCGCAATATATTGGAGGAGAACACGACAGTACAAATTATTATTATGACGGATATATGGCAGAAGTTGTTTTTATTGATAATAGTGCTTTAGATGCAGATAGTTTTGGACAAACAGATACAACCACAAATAGATGGATACCTAAAGATGTATCAGGTCTTACATTTGGAACAAATGGTTTTTATCTTGACTTTGCAGATTCAGGTAATGTAGGTGATGATGAATCTGGAAATGCTAATGATTGGACAAATAATAATACTGTAACTCAAACTACAGATTCACCTACAGTAAATTATTCTGTTCTTGATGATGCTTATAAATATTCAGCATATACTGATGGAAATTTAACTATGTCAGGTTATGCTAGTTCTTCTTCAAACGTATCTACAATCGGGGTATCAAGTGGAAAATGGTATTGTGAATTAACTTGTGGTTCTACTGTTGGATCTCCAATGTTAGGTGTTGTGCCTTTTGATCAAAGAAATACAGGTCAATATCCGGGTCAATCAGCAAATGGTATAGGATGGGATGGTGGAACTCTTTATAGAAATAATGCAACTTTAATTTCTAGTTATGGTTCAGCTTTTTCTAATGGTGAAGTTAATGCTATTATGCTTGATCTTGATAATAATCAAGTTACATTTAGACAAGCAAATACTGCTAAAGCAACAGTAGATTTAAATACACCACAAGGAACTACATACTATTTTTATTTTAGAAATGGTGGCGCAAGCTCTGCTAATAATGCAACAGTAAATTTTGGTGCAAGTGATTTTACTTACTCAATACCAACTGGGTATTCTAAACTTGCACAAGATAATATAACCTCCTCAGATCAATTTATCTCAGCACTTAGTTGGATAAAAAATAGAGATGCAACAGACAATCAAATGTGGTTTGATCGTGTGCGTGGAGCAACAAAAGATTTACACAGTAATGCTACTGCTATTGAAGTTACAAATGTTAATACATTACAAAGTTTTCTAGCTGGTGGAGTTCAGGTCGGAGATGATGCTGAAGTGAATACAGCTAGTGAAAGTTTTGTTCTTTGGAATTGGATGATGGAAGCTACAGGTAGTGGATCATCTTATACAGGTGGTGATATTAATACAACTGCCTTAGTTGATACTACTCTGGGCATGGCTGTGGGTACATATTCAGGTTCAAATTCTAACCAAACAATTCAAACAGGTTTAACAAATCCTAAGATGGTTATAATTAAACGGTTAAACGACACTTATAACTGGGCAGTATGGCATGAAGCTTTAACAGATGACTATTCTTTATTTCTAAACACTGCATCTACAGAAGCTGATAACAACTATTTTGATACAAGTGAGAATACTTCAACTCTTTTTTATCTAAAGGGAAATAGTAATGCTACCTCAATATCTGGTGGAAATTTTGTTTACTTGGCTTTTGCTGATTCGCAATTTATTAGCGTAGGATCATTCACGGGTAATGAGTCTACAAATGGACCGTTTGTTCCAACGATCAACTCAGCAGGAGTGCCTATCCAGCCAGCTTGGATAATGATAAAGAATACAGTTCAAGCTAGATCATGGATAATGTGGGATAAGGTTAGAAGTCCATACAATGTATCGGAAAATATTTTAGAAGCAGATACAACTACAGCCGAACAAACTGGATCTACTTTTTATATAGATATAGATACAGGTGGATTTAAAATACGAGGATCTCATGAAATGTTAAATGGCGCAGAGACAATGATTTATTTAGCAATGGGAACACCAATAATAGATACGGATGGACGTATCCTTGCTGGAAGGTAGAAAAATGCTATGGTTGCAGAAGTTCTTGCAGGTATTGCTTTAGTTAATAGCGCAGTTAAAGGAATTAAAACGGCTATTGGAACCGCAAAAGATATTTCTGTTATTGCAGATGACATTGATAATTTATTTAAAGGAACAAAACAAGTAAAACAAGAAGCACATCCTTTAGTTAGTAAGTGGGATAAATTTTTAGGTAAAACTCTAGGAGATTCGGCTGATAGATTTTCAATAGGAGCTATAGCTAAAGAAACAATAGAAGAAAAACTAGCTGAAGAACAGCTTATTAAAGTAAAAAGAATGATTGATATCCGTTTTGGTGGTGGAACTTGGGATAAGATATTACTAGAACGTAAAGAAAGAATAGAAAAACATAATAAAAAAGTAGCAGCACATAAAAGAAAAAAGGATGAAGCTAAGAAGCGATGGATAAAAACTTTAGAGACTATAGGTAGTTTTATTATTGTAGGTGCAACTACTATTATAGCTTTTTATTTAATTATATCTAATATGAAGAAATAGGATACAGGAGAAACAAATGTTTTTATATAACAAAACTACAGAGATTACACCGGGAAAGGGGTGGAGAGATAAAGATGGTGTCTTACATCCTCGTAACTGGCATATCTGGAGTGATGATCACAAAAAAGCTATGAATATAGAGGAAGTCACTCTAGATACTAAACCTGATGGACGTTTTTATAATTGGATAGATAATGGTCTAGGTGGAATTAGTAATATTAAAGCGAAAAGCCTTGATGATTATAATAGACAGGTTCAATCTAAGAACTCTGATGGTAAACATATATGGCTTGATTCAGATGGTAAAGAAGTTTTAGCCGGGGATCAAGAAGATGGTAAAACTTATACAGCTAAAATGGAAGACTATAAAGATGCTGATGGTAATACTGTCAAAGTAAAAGGTATTCGTCAAGAATATATTGATAAGGTTAAAGAACAACAAGGTTCTTTACTAGCTCAAAGTGATTGGGCTGTTGTTCGTAAAGCTGATACAGGTACAGATATACCAACTAAGATAGCTACATGGAGAGCAGCTATACGAACTAAAGCTACTGAGATGGAAAAGGCTATTACAGATGCAAAGGATATAGATGAATTTATAGCTTTATTTTTGTCTTATGATAAAGATGGTAAGAAGTCAGGTATCTTATTTGATTTCCCTGAATTGGAAGAGTAATGTATAAAAAAATTATCCTAAGTATCCTATTTATTTTAATATCGTTTCCTGTACTAGCTGAAGATCCTTTATTAGAAGAAAAAAAGATTCAATTACCACTAACACAATTTAATATGGTTGTTCCTGTAAGTTGTGGCCCTACAAAAGAAATGGACAAAGTATTTAAAAATGAACAAGTTGTATTTACTGGATTATTAGAAAATCATAATGTAATAGAAGTATTTATTAACGATCAAAAAGGTTATGCAATTATAATGAAGAACGCAGCAGGTTTATCTTGTTTATATTTTAGTGGTATACCCGGAATATTAAAAGATAAAAATGCAAAAGAAACTAGGAGTGAAGTAAATGGCGAGTACCTATACAACTAATATACGCCTAACAAAGCAAGGTGATGGAGACAATGCAAACACATGGGGAGAGATCCTTAACAATGTATTAAGTCTTGTTGACCAAGCTGTTGGTTCGTATACGACTATATCTGTAGGTGCAACATCTAGTGTGGCACTCACAGAAAATCAAGGAAGTGCTGATCAATCCAGATCTGCTATGCTAGAGATTAAAGGAACAGTTGGAGGAGCGCATACCTCTATCTTTGTCTATCTTCCTAGTGGATCAGGAAAAACTTATGCAATTAAAAATTCTGTGTCAGCTAATACAACGGCAAGTGATGCTGTTATATTAAGAGTGGCAGGACAAACTCAAGGAGTTACTGTACCTACAGGTGGAACAGGTTTCTACTTTACTAATGGAACTTCAGTAGCTACTCTGGATAGTTTAACAACAGCAACAGGTGATTCACGATATGCAACACTAGCAACTAATCAGACAATCACAGGAGCTAAAACATTCACAAGTACTGTAACAATTACAGGTGGGGCTGTGATGACAAGTGCAGCTACCTTTACAGGATCAGTATTGGTAAGTGGACCTGTTAATGTTAATACAGTTACTTTAACAGATGCTGCTTCTATTACATCTAGCTTTGATGCAGGTAATACTTTTGTAGTTACCTTGGGTGGCAATAGAACATTGGCTGCACCTACAAGTGCAAATGTAGGACAGTCAGGAAGCATTAGAATAATACAAGATGCTACAGGTGGACGTACTCTGAGTTACAATACAGCATGGCAGTTTGTATCAGGGTCTGCACCTACGATGGATACATCAGCAGGAGCGCAAAGCATATTAGTTTACAGCGTTAGAAGTGCTGCAACTATTGATGCAGTAATGTTACACGATTTTAAATAGGTAAGAAATGACGGCTACGTTAGCAAAGTTTGACTTCAAGGCAGGGTTTAATAGAGAAAGCACCCAATACGCAGAAGAAGGTAAATGGTACGATGGCAACCGTGTAAGGTTTAGGGCCGGGAAACCAGAGAATATGCGTGGGTATACCACGAAAGTTGCTGCTGCTTCAGGTAAGACTATGCCTATTGTTAGCGGTGAATTTGAAGGATCTGCCAGAGCTTTGCTTACATGGCGTGACAATGACAATATCAAACGAGCTTTATTCGCAACACCAGACAAGGTTTATGAGTACAATGGGGGTAACATCTATGATATAACTCCCATAACATCCACTGTAGCCTTGACTAGCTGCTTTGGAACGAGTGTAGGAACAACTAGAGTGTGTTGTTCTGATGGAAGTCATGGAAGGTCTAAGGGTGATTATGTCTATTTTACTAGTGCGAGTACTACTATTGGTTCTAATATTGTTCTTAATAATAGCGTTTACGCAATCACTTCAATAATTGATTTAAACTCTTTTACCATATCTGTTACTAACACGGCTGCTGCCACATCTGCTACATCTGGTTCAGCTAACTTTAATTATTACATAGCTACGGGAACATCCGTACAAACACAAGGACTTGGATATGGTGCTGGAGTTTATAATGCTGCTGATCCTACTTCTGTAGGATTAAGTAAGATAACAGCAACAGGTGGTAATGCGTTAGTTACTGTGTCTTGTGCATCGGCTCATGGTGGGTCTGCAAATGACTTTGTAGTATTTAAGAATACATCTATTGATAGTGTGGCTGCTACAGTAGGTGGTAATCTTAACCTGACAAAGCCAGCAGCAGGAGGACCAGAGTTTCCTATTGTATCTGTGAATGGTACTCAGGTTATTATCAGTGCAGCAGCTAATGCAAGTGCAAGCGGAGATGTAACATCAGGATTTAATATGACAGCCTTGATCTATAAACAAGCTGATGGTTCAGGTACTGGCAGATCTTGGGATGAGTCAGCTACTCTGGGAGAAGGTGTCAACCTTGATATTACACAGTGGAGTTTAGATAACTGGGGTGAAGATGTAGTCTTAAACCGTAAGGGTGGTGGAATATTCTACTTTGATGTGGATGCATCTACAAGTCCTACCAGAGCTACATCAGTTACAACAAGTCCTGTCAGTGTAAACTCAATTATAGTTTCACCTAATGACAGGCACTTGATTGCTCTGGGATGTAATCAGTATGAAGCAAGTGCTACTGTAAGTGGTGCATTTAATCCTATGCTGGTAAGATGGTCTGATCAAGATGATCGTACTACATGGAGTCCAGCAAAGGAGAACACAGCAGGTGAGGTTGTCCTGACAGATGGTACACGAATAGTCGGAGCAAAGAGATCTAAGAATGCAATTAACATATGGACAGATAACTCACTTTGGTTGATGCAGTTTACTGGCCCACCATTTACATTTAAGTTTACTCAGGCAGGTACAAACTGTGGGTTGGCAGGGCCACATGCAAGTATAGATTATAATGGTGTGACTTACTGGATGGGATATGATAACTTCTATTCTTTCAGTGGTCAGGTAAATGTATTAGATTGTACGGTAAGAAAATATATATTTGATAACATTAATACAACTTATTATGATAAGATATATACAGGGATTAACTCAGAGTTTAGAGAGATTGTATGGTTATTAGTTACAGGTTCAGCTACAGAATGTAATCAATATGTTATATTCTCACCAGAACAGGGATACTGGGTCTATGGAGATACATTCTTTACTACCTTTAGAGATAGAGAAATATTTAATAATACGATAACAACAGGAGCAACAACAACAGGAAACTTCTTATATGATAATGAACCTGCTGATGTCTATACTGGAGATGGATCTACCTTGGTATCTTATATAGAGTCTGCTGACTTTGATATCCAAGATGGTAATGAGTTGATGTTTATGAACAGGATTATACCTGACTTTGATTTAAACAATAGTAAGGAATTAGTTATTAAGGTAAGTCCTAAACAATTTCCTGAGAGTTCTGTAGTTACTACAGTCTCTAAGGCAATCGATAATACAACTAAGAAAATAGATTTTAGAGCAAGGGGAAGGCAAGCAAAGATTAGGGTGTCTTGTAGTTCAAATGGAGCTAATTGGGAATGGGGGTCAATCCGATTAGCTTTTCAACCAGATGGACGTAGATAATGGCAAGATATCCTAGTTTACCTGTTTATCATAACAGGAACTATCAGACGAATGGTGAGTTTAGTATAGAAGACTTACGTAAGATGTATGAGCAAGTACAAGAGTGGTCTTCTGTATTAATAGATGAGTTAGGAAGTAAAGATATAGAAGTAGATGCAAAGCCAAGTACTAATATTTATACAGTTGTAACAATAACAGACATTGGCAGACCATCTAAAGGTGACATAGCATACTCTATAAACACAGGAAAGTTTAAAGGATATGTAAGTCTAGGTGCAGAAACATCATGGCAGGATTTAAACTAATGAAAAGCATAACAGAACATTTTGATATCGTTAATAATAGTACATATATTGGAAATCATAATACTGGTAAAGTTATTGATAAAAGTAGATACAATTTAGTACAAAAAATGCCACAACAATTTGCGAAATCAAAGAAGATAGGGTATAATTATAATAATAAAAATAACTTTGATACTCAAAATGATATTAGTAATTTTGCAGCTAATCAATTACAGCAAATAGGATATAGATATGGCTGATCAACCAGTTGATATGTTAGGTATAAGTGAAACAGAAATAGAAACTCCTAATGAGAAGTTCGTAGAGTTTAAAGAAACTATTGAAGAAGGAGACACAATGGGGGCTATGGATATGCTACCTAGAGGTAATGAGCCTGTCATAGAAGACCCTAATAAAGGAATGAGGGGATCAGAATTTGAAGTGATAGAAGATCTTAGTAAAGGAATGAGGGGATCAGAAGTTACTCAACCTATGTCTATTCCTCCTAGTCCACCTAAAAAAGAAATAACTGCAAATAGAATATTTAAAGATCCTGTCTTAGTTGCTAATGCAATAAAAAGTATTACACCTAAAGAAGTACAAAAAGATATTGTTAAAGCTGAAAGTAGACAAGAAGAAGCTAAAATTAGTAAGCTTGCAAATATGTTACAAAGAAAAATAGGACAAGAAAGAATAGGTGGATTACCTCGTAATGCAATGAATTTTGATCCAAGAATGGCTACAGCTAAAGATGGCGGTTTAATTGGTATGGCAGCAGGTGGTAGATTTAGTGGAGCAGTACAAGGCAGAGGACATGGAATGGAAGATAATGTGTTTATGCCTATTAAAGACAAAGGCGAACAGGTAGCAACATTAGCTGTTAGCCCAAAAGAATATGTAATAGATGCACATACGATGTCAGCATTAGGAAATGGGAACCCTGATGAAGGAGCTAGATATATGGATCGTATGGTAAAAAATATTAGAGAAAAGGCGTATGGTACAGACCAACAACCAAATGAAATAAGTGGTCTAGCTGCCTTACGTCCAATGATGGAAAGGGTTTAAAAATGGGTTTCTTATCTTCATTATTTGGTTTTGATGATGCAAAGCCAGCACAATCACAGGTAGTACAAGCTACTAAAATACCAGAGGAGCTAAAGCCTTATGTTACAGAGGTTATGGAGTCTGCTCAAAAACAATTTCAAGAGAGAATGGCAGAAGGGTATGTTCCGTATACTGGAAAAACTACGGCTGATCTTACTCCCGAAGAATTACAATCGATGGAACGAATCACAGGACTTGCTGGTGTTGTAGACCCTTACATCAGAGAAGGTGAAGATATCTATCGAACAGGAGCAAGAGAATTTACAGCCGAAGAAGCCCAAAAAAGAATGTCTCCTTATCAACAAGCTGTTACTGATATAGCGTTAAGAGAAGCAAAAGAAAGATTTGAAGGCGAAGTAATGCCTAGATTTGAAGCTCAAGCTATAAGAGAAGGTGGTGGTCCGGGTGGTCTTGGTACAAGGGCTGGCATAGAGGCAGCAGAACTACAAAAAGGACAAGCTCAACTATTAGCTGATATACAAGCTAGAGGATCAGAGAAAGCATATCAAGATGCTAAGACAGTCTTTGCTGATCAATTAGCTAGAGAACGTCAACTAGCTGGAGATTTAGGTCGTACAGGAGCAACATTATTTCAATCTGGTTTAGCTGAAGCAGGAGCTTTAGAAGGTGTAGGAGAAACTAAGAGAGGTTTAGCTCAAAACTTATTAGATGAAGCTTTATTTAGATTCAAAGAAGAAAGAGGATTTCCTCAAGCTGAATTAGCAAAATATTCAGGTACAATTTATGGTAATCCTATGCTTGGTACACCAAGTCGAACTACTACAACTACAGGAATGCCTTATCAACCCAGTACTGGACAAAACTTATTAGGTCTAGGATTAACTGGTCTTAATATCTATGGTATGGGTGGAGGATTTGGTGCGCCTACTCCGGGTAAATTTAGCTTGGCTAATATATACAGTCCTCAACCTGTAAGAAGGACTGCTTCTGGTGGTAAAGTTGGTGGTGGTCTGGCTAGTCTTCCAGTTGTTCGTAGAAAAAATGGAACATTAGGTGATACTGAATTTGATGAACAAATAATAGTTCAAGAACCTTATAGTTTGCCTGATTATAATCCTATGATACAATCTTCAAAACAGATGATGCAAACACCTAGAAATGAGATAATAAATAAGCCTGAGTATCGTGATGTAAATATAAATATTGCAAGAGATAGGGAACAAAAATTTACTAGCTTACAAAAAGATTTAATGCAAAAAAGTAATGCTGAATTAGATGCGTTAGATAAAGCATACTTTGCAGGTCGGGCTGCGAATATAAAAGATAATCCTATGGCTAGAGGTGCAGTCATACAAAGATTAATAGGTGTGATCGCAGGTAGTGAGAAAGGAGCATTAGGTGGTTTTCTAGAAGGTGCGCCTGATGCACTTAAAGGTATCTCAGATCTTGATATGAAACTTGCTGCTAAAGAAGCAGAGTTAGAAGAGGATAAGTATAAAACAAAGCGTGAAAAAATTACAAAAAGAAAACAAGAAGCTATAGATTTTATTAAAGAAGATAGAGGATTAGCTCGTTTGTATGATAGCTTACCAGCTAAAGCAAAAGAAAGATATTTAAATGAATATAAAACTATAAGAACTTTAGAAATATCTGAGTATGATAAGCAATTAAAACATAGAGCTGCTTTAGCTAAACTTAAAAATGATGATAGAAAGTATCAATTAGCATTAGCTAAGTATAAGAATGTAGACTTAAAAAATATTGATATTAAAAAGTCACAACTTATAAAAGACTTTAGAGATTTATATTATACAGACAAGGATGTAGCTATAGCTGGTTTAGTCCAAGCTAATATAGATCAGCCTAAAATTGATTTTATTATAGATGCAGTAACTAAAATTGGAAGTGGAACAGCCAAAAAATCTGTACCTAATGTTCAAGTACAAACAAACTTGCCAAATGTACCTAGAACAGGTAGGAGTACACTACAAGCTACTGTAAGTAGAATACCAAATCCTGTAGTTTCTGGACCATAAGGAATAAATAAATTGGCTAATGAACAAATTACTTATGAAGGATTACTTAAAGATAATGATTTTTTAGATTCTGCTTATCATTCTTTAAGAGGTATGGGAGAAAATGTATCTGAAGATCCTAAAGATATTTTAGATACTTTTCTAACTAAGCGTAGATACTTTGATGTAAATCTAGGAGCTACTATAGTTCAAGGTAATCAAATTAAAGATCTTCCCCAAGATTATAAAAAATTATATTCATATGCATTAAATAAAACTAAGGCTATTCCTAACTTTGGTGAGGGGGCTGCACCTTTAGGTGATGCTGCTATTGATTACACTCTTGCTGCTATTTCAGATCCTACAAATTTATTGTCTGTACTTGCTGGTATATTTACTGGTGGTACTGGTGGTGTTCTTTTACAAGCAGGTAAAGAAACAGTTAAACAAGGAGTAATGGCAACACTAAAGTCTCAAATCAGTAAACAAGGTTTAAAAAATTTATGGAATGTTTCAAAAGGATTAGCTGCTGAAGGAGCCGTAGCTGGTGGTGGTGGAGCTTTACAACAAACAAAATCTCAAGAAGTAGATATGGCTTTAGGTAATCGTAAAGAGGGTGATTATGATGTAGGTAAAATAGCTTTACAAGGAACTATTGAAGGAATAGGAACTCCTTTAGCTGGAACAGTCATTAATGTAGCTGGTAGAAAAGTAGTTAAACCTGCACTTAAAGGAGCTAAAAATTTCATACAAAAGTCAGTTGAGTTAGCTAATAAAGATGGAAGCCCTCAAGTTATTCAAGATGTTACTAATATACTGTCTAGAAATCTAATGCCTTTGTCTGCTATAGACGAAGTATCTGTACGTTTAATGGAAAAAAGTACAGGAGAAGTTAGACCTATTCAAGAAGCTGCGGAAAAATTAGCACTAAAAATGGATGATCGAATTAAAGCAAACTTTAATGACGACAAAGGAACTGAATTACTTAATGCTGCTATGCAAGGTAAAAAAGGAGCATTAGATGAAGTTAAAAAAATAGATCCTGAAATGGAAATTCTTATTAGAGATTGGGCTGGATATGTAGAACAAGCTCAACAAAAAGCTATGGGATCTTCTTATTTAAGTAATGAACTTAGAGGAATATATAAACCTAAAAAGAATGTTCCTTATGTTAGAGATATCTATGAAAAATTTATCAAGGTAGATAGACCAACATTTAATTCATTTATGGATAAACCAGAAAATGAATTTTTAGTGCAAGAATTATTTGAAGCTATATCTAAAAATAAAAAAGAATTAGGAGTAGATTCTAAATTATTTACTAAAGACGGTAAACCTAGATTTAAAACAGAAGCAGATAAATTAGAAATGACAAAGCGATATGCTGAAAAATTATATAATACTGATATAGATAGGACAGCCAGAGCAGGAGCATTAATTAAAAAGAAAAAAATTCCTGAAGTAATTAAAAGAATATATGGTTTTAATTTTAGTCCTGCTGTAAGAGCATTAGAAACTGTTAAAGGTGTTATTGATTCTTCAAGTAGAATAAGATTAGGTTCAGACTTAGCTGATAGTCTTTTAAATAGAAAGTTAGCTATTAAAGCAGATAATAGTATTGAAGCAGCTAGAAAATATGCTAAACAAACTGGTCTTCCTGAAAAAGAAATGGTTCCTTTAGTGACTACAATGAAACCTAAATCTTCTGTACCTGAAGATCAATTTGCTCCTTTTATTTTTAAAGACAGTAAAAAAACTCCATTAGTTACTGATGAATTAAGAAGAGTATGGGTAACTAAAGATCAAGCTTCTATGTTGAAAGAATTATCAGAAGGATTTGATGGAAGACTTCCAAAAGACCTTTTAGAAAGTAAAAGCTTATGGCAAGATTATGCAAGAACATTTTCTGGTATACAAGGATACCTTAAAAAAGGTAAAACAGTTTATAATCCTAATGCTCATGCTCGTAATGCTCTTGGTGCAATACAATATACAATAGGATCAGGTAACTATATGGGTTTAATTGATGGTCTATCACTATTAGTTAATCCAACAAGAAGAAGAGAGATAAGTGAGGCTGTAGGTAAACTAGGTCTTAAAGGTAGTCAGGTAGATATCAATCAAATTATGACTCGTATTGGAGATTTAGATAAAGTTAGCCAAAAGAAATTACCAAATATGTTATTAAACACATTTACTTTAGGTGTACCTAGATTAGAAAAGAAGGGTATATTTGGAACAAAATTAGAAAGAAAGGTAGCACAAGGAATAGCTAAAGGAGCGCAGAAAGCTTATGTAGCTACTGATGACTTAGGTAAGATATCTACATTTTTAAGAGAAAGAAAGAGAGCAGAGAAGATTTGGAATGCAAGGTCAGCAGATGAAAAGAAATTACTAAAACAAAAGTTTTCAAAAGAGTTTAATATTGATGGTAGATCTAAAAACTTTGAGTCTAAATTATTAGATGAAGCAGCCGTACAAAAAACTATGAACTTACTTCCTGTTTATTCTCGTATACCTAGAATACTAGAGAAGATGAGAAAGGTTCCTGTGCTTGGATCTTTTACTGCTTTTCCAGCAGAAAATCTAAGAAATAAATATCAATTATTTAAAATAGCTGGTGAAGAAATTCAAGAAGGTATAAGAACTAACAATAAAGAACTTATAAGAGCAGGTAGAAATAGATTATATAGTCAAGCTGTAATTGCTTCTGCTCCTTCTGTTGCTGCTCATACTTATAATGCAATAGAAGGAACATCTAATGTTGAAGCAGCATTAAGAAAAACTACTCCTCCTTGGTCTAGAAATCATGCCCTTGCTATTCGTAAAGGGGATACTAAAAAAGATAAAGATAAATATTATTATACTGACCTAAGTTATAATAATCCAGATCAATTTGCTATTGATTTTATAATGCCTTTTATGGTAGCTGCTGCTAATGGAGAAGACTTAAAAGAAAACTTAGCTAAGACTATAACAGGTATAGCAACTAAACAAGCAGGTGCTTTCTTAGATCCGTCAATGTCTTTTGAAGCAGGAAGAAATATGTACGGTGCAGTAGAATCTATGATTAAAGGTGATGATGACGGAGCTGCAAAATTTTTAACTAATTATTATAAAATAGCAGAACCCGGTCTACTACAAATGGCTAGAGAAGCTGGCACAGATTTAGATATAATATCTGATGACATACAAAGAATGATGACTCCTTTATATTTTGGTGAAGAAAGAAAAAGATTTTCTGATACAGGAGATGTTACTGATTTTCTAGCTAGGCTTGGACCAAACATTAATTATAATACTTATGATCCTGATACTGGTGCGCCTGTTGTATTAGCTCCTTGGTCTTTTGCTTCTAAAGAAAGAGAGTTTAATCCTAAAAAGAATTTAGCTTTTGCTACAAGAACTTTATTAGGTAATTCTAACAGAGATTTTTCAGATGGTAAAGATGCTATAAGTAAGATGTTAATAGATTCTAAATTAAATATTGATTATAAAAAAATAGGTAAAGAATATGATGAAATGTTATCTGAAGAATTTGCAGCAATGAAACAAATAGCAGATGTTTACAGTAGCTATAAACAATTCATGAAACCTCAAGAACTTAATAGATTATTATTAAATGATAAAGATGTACGAGGATCATTAGGTAAACAGGGTATTCGATTTCTTATGAGTAATCAATATAGTATTCCACAAGGAGAAAGATTATCTAGAGATAACAAACTTTTTCGTAAAATTAGAGACAAGAATCCTAGTGTAAATATTAATCAACTTAGTAAATTTTTTAGACAAATAGAAAGTAGATATGAATCTAAATCATTATCTGAAGATGTACCAGAAGAAATTGAATTTGAGGATTAACAAGAAATGTTAGAGCTAGGTCCAAGAGAACTACTCACACTAGGAACAGTGTTGGCAGGATTAGCAGCCACATGGGGCGTACTCAAGGCTACAATCAAATCTATAGTAGGTCAGGTAGATGATATCAAGAGTGACATCACCAAGATCTATCAGCAAGTAGATAATCAAGAGGCTACCCAAGCCGTCATCAAGAACAGTATTAAAGTTATTAGTGAGGATATCTTATCCCCTCAGATACTGAAGTCTCAGAGTGAAAGGGATGGAAGGACTGAGGAAAGGTTAAAGATATTAGAAGAGCGTATGAACCGTATGGTGTCTATGCATAATGGAAAACATCCACCAACAGAAACAAAGGAACATAATTAATGTGGGAACACTTCACAGTTGACGAACTTAAATGTAAAGGAACAGATGAGTGTCACATGGATGAACAATTCATGATACAATTAGAGTCACTCAGACATGAGTTTAATGAGCCAATGGTTATATCCTCTGGCTATAGGGATCTATCTTACAACCATGTAATCGGAGGAGCTAAGAACTCTCCACATCTCTATGGTAAAGCAGTTGATGTAGTCGTTAGCGGAAAGAAAGCATATAGATTAATTAAACTTGCTATAGAATATGGCTTTACTGGTATAGGCGTGTCTCAAAGAGGGCCACATGAGAAGAGATTTATACACATAGATACAATGGAAAACAGTGATGACCACCCAAGACCTTGGATATGGAGCTATAAATAGCTAAATGCTTTGTACGCTATTTTAAGCGTCATACAGAGGAATTAGGGTCTGGTAGGTAGGAGGGGTGCTGAGTACCCTCTGAATCGCTCTGTATAAGGCTCTCTGTTGAAGTTTTTTCTAAATCTTCCTCTCCAAACAAGGAATTTGCGAAGTCACACTTAGATAATAGGTTCATAACCACATCTTCACCTAAAACATTAAAGCATCCTACGATTGCACCCTCAAGTGTCTCTGAATCTAAATTAATATTAGCATCAGAGTTAGCACCACGTACTCTAGATAGCAACTCCAGTGCTTTAATTGCACTATTAGTGTGTCCATTTTGTTTAGCATATGTATATTGACTCTCTAGTTCTTCGATAACATCGACATTAGTTTCTAATTCAAGTTCAAGAATACGTATGCGTTCAGAAACTTCATCCATCTGAAGAAGCCTATAACCTTGGTTAGATGCTGAAGCTGCTGCATAACCTGCTGCTTTAGCTGCTTCTGTTGCATTGTTATGTAAGACATAGGCTTGTGCAAACTTTTCTTGCTTCTCATTTAACATAATCTGCTACCATTCCATTTATTAAAATAGCTAATGATACAGCATTAATTACAAGCAATGCTCTGTCATTCCAAATAATAGATACAATAAACCATCCAAACAAACCAGCAGAATGGAAATATAAATTAGCAGGAAATATATTATTACTGGTTAATATAGTTCCTACAATTAATAGAACTGAAGCTATCCATTTAACATACCAATCAAAGGTAAGAGTAGGTGACATCTTCTCAATTATATTTGTCATGACAGTTGAAAGCTCTCCCCACAGCCACACATAGATTTAACATTAGGATTATCTATCATCAGACGTTGACCAAAGATATCTTTCTTATAATCTATAGTCATGCCTTCCAGATAAAGTACAGATACACTATCTATCAGAAGCTTACCAGAATCTAGGTCAACAATGTAGTCACCGTCTTCCTCTTCACTGGTCAACTGCCAATCATAAGTGAAACCAGAACAGCCACCACTATTAACAGCTAGTCTGATAGCAGTATCGTTGTTCTCGTTTATGATTGATGACAGATGTATGTCTGCATTATCTGTTAAGATAATCATTTCTTCATGTTGTTCCTTTGAATACCCTTAGACTTCTCAAAGCTACGCATACCACCTAGTCCTAATAAAGCAAGGACAAGTGATGTAAGCTCTGCTGTTTGCAAGCTAGGCAGTGTAATCATAGGATACCAGATTATTAATCCCCATGATATAATAGGGGCAAAGATAAACTGCCAACCTAAAGCAAAGGCACATATCCACATGATAGCTGGTCGGCTCCCGGCTACAAAGATGGAAGGATGTTTCGCTTGTTCTATATTTGCTTGTGCTTGAGCAAGATCTAGTGACACCATCTGTGTCTTTAGCTCTGCTTCTAATTTAGTCTTCAGGTCTTTGTCCTCTACAAACTTATCAAGGACTTTACCTGCTACTCCAATAACTGATTCAGCTATCCCTATCATCAGTAACCTCCTGTTCTTTTAATTTTATTAACCTTGGTTTATTATCTATCTTAAATCCTTCAAGTGTAACCTTCTTATTCTTCTCATTAAGAACATCAAAGAATAAATAAATAGATAAGTTCTTACACTTGTCTATCTTTTCTAAGAAGAATAGTAACCAATCATCTGGACTGAAGATAGAGACATGGACATTTGTTCCGTCAAGAAACTTTTTAAGTGCAGGATAACAAGCTATGTTAAAGAATGCCATCTTATCTGCACGTTCTAATATCTCATCTACCACCCATCCAAGATCACTGGTAGGTACATGCTCTAATACATCCGTACATATAACAGCATCGTAATGCTTATCAGGTAATGTATTATGTTTAAATAATGCAGGTTCATATTGATCAACAATATTTAAACCCCAATACTCTTGAAGAGGTTCATCAATATCATCAGTTAGTTTCTTAAAGTTTTCAGTGTAAAGAGTTCCTTTGCCAGCACCATAGTCTAGTAAAGTCTTACACTCGTTTGTCTTTAGAAAGCCATCAATGATATAGATAAACTTTGTTAAACTCTTACCATCAAACATACCCTCACCAGCTTGATGCATCTCAACATATTCTTTAAGTAACTCCTTGTATTTTGGTGATGGATTATCTCTACTTAATTCTGGGTCGTACTTTACATTATGCATCATAATATCCTTTAAAGGTAGGTCTTGATTGTTTACCCTGTTGTATATCCCACAGGTCAGCTACCATAGTATCTTTACCATGAAAGGTTAAGACACCTTCCAGACCTTCATCTTGGAATACTTTCTCACAGTCTTGTGCCATAGCGAGTAGTTCACCTGTAGTCCAGTAGTCTTTCTCCTTGACTGTAACCTGTATGTACTTAGGCTTTGGAACTTCACCACCTTCTATGTCTCCAGTGGTTTCAGTCTTCTCTTCATCCGTAGGCTCATCACGACAGCAATCAAAACCAAAGAGATGTATATCTCTAAAGCCCATCGTGTGTAGCATACCAATGCCTCGCATGGCAGCACATGTACCACCAGTAATAAGCGTAGCACCTTGAGGTATGTTAAGATCATCAGCTAACTTAACCTGCTGGTTCTGGATCTGCGTACCTTGCTCAGTCTTTGATCTGAGAGAATCAGTGAAGGCATGCCAGCCAAAGAGATTAACTTTCTTATCAATCATAAAGTTGGTAACAGAAGGATCTGTCATAGATGCAACAAAGAAAGTTGTACGTAGATCTATCTTCTTGAAGAGATCCTTACGTACTATGTTATGTGTAGACACACCTGTAAGAGGGCGAGGATCAAGAATGATACATCCCCAAGGAACAATGCCATTCTTTAATAGATTAGGATAGGCATGTTTCACCGTCAGCAACTTAGCATCTGGGTTATCATGAACAAACTTCTTTAGTTCTCCATAGTCAAGGTAAGGGCCAGCAGAAATCATAGCTGCTTTCTCATGATGCCCTGCATGTTTTGTTACCCACTTCTTAGGATCAATCAAGGTCATGTTTGTCTTGATGTTGTTACTAATATAGTCTTTAGGAACACAGTCTCTAGGGTGTACAATAATAGGAACACTCTTTAGTTCCTTTGGTATGTTCTCTAGGCTGGTATCATGAAGAAACAAAGCAAGATGAGTATGACCCCCACCAGCCACTTTATCTTGGGAGGGCAATATGTACTTACGTACTCCACCTTCTTCTTCAAAGACTGTCCAGCCTTCCGTATCCTTCTTCTCCTTACCAACCATCTTTGTCTTGACGCTATCAAATACATGTTTAACTCCATGATATCTTTCGGGTGGCATTGTTTCATCTTCTTCATCTTCCTTTGTGAAGTAATGATCAGCTACAACCACAGGAATATTTTTAAAACATTTATATTCTTTCTTGGTTGTTTCAATGCTGTTACCACTTCCCATCAAAGCAAGATCAACATCTTCCAAAGCTTCTGTCTTTACAAACTTATCAAGAGTTTCTCTTACATTACCTTTGGTTAATTCAAAAGTAAATGTTTTATCTTCTTCCTTCTTGATATGCTCTGTAAATTCAGTGAGCCTTTTCTCCACAGCTTCCATTGTGTTGTGAGGTTTAACATTAAACTCTTCATGGTCTGTCTCTGTGGTTGCATCTTCAAAGAGATCAAAGCCCATGTAGTGAACCTTATCTTGATTCTCAAAGGCAGCAAGTGCCATCTCAATAGCCCTGCCCCCATTCCATGTACCTGTCTCTAGCAATGTCTTCGGCTTATACAAGCGTATAATATCAGCTAGTTGCCTGTACCTGTTGGGAAGAATATCCCCTGATGTTTTACTGTCAGACAGTTTAAAGATACGTTCACCTTTCTTATTACGCAAGGCAAAGTTCTTCTTGTCTGCCATGTTGACAATGACACTGAAGATGTTTGAGTTGTCTTCGTTAAGCTGATGCTCCACCATACCATGAGCAAGGTAGATAGTTCTTAATCTATTTAAGATAAATACATCATGCCACTCTCTATAGTTTAGAAACTCACCAGCTATGTAAGCACCACGTAGATCACCAAGAAGTTCAACGGGTGTAGACCTACTTAAATTAAAAGCCATGAAATGATAATTATCTTTTAACATGAGCAGGTCTATGTTCTCTGAATGTTCAGGAAAGAAACTCTCTAATGTTTTAAGAGAGATATCCTTAGTGTTCATAGCCATAGGGTCAAGCCAGATCAACCAGCTATCTGTATTCTCAAAGGCACACTCAGTCAGGGCCAGAACTTTAGGCATGTACTTCTGTGCATCCAGCATGTTGTTGTACTGGATAGCCCCACCTTCTGTGCCGTTGTGTTGAGGAAAGTTTTTCCTGAAGTCTTTGAACTCTTCCATCTCTAGTAGGTTATGATAGAAGATGTTCTTAGCTTTAGGAAGGGAGTAGTTAGCTAGATCAACATCGTAGTAATAACAATGAAACTCTATGCTAGGTTCCCAGTTCTCCTTAAACTCAGTTAATAAATGAAATGTACTATGTTGTAATAATGTCTCGTTAAATGCTGTCGCTATTTTGTAGTTCATCAACTTTCCCATGTAATACTAAATATGAATAATCACCATTCCACTCTGTAGCCATCAGGCCATCTACCTCACGTTTACATTTCCATTCAGGAAACCAAGGCCCACCTGTGGTAAAGTGTACGATCTTAGGATCTATGTCAGGAGAGGAGTGACCATCAAGCCAGTTCCACTCTTCATCCATCTTACCTATGGCACTGTTCTTGTTAGGCAACCACCCAAAGGTATGGAGATAGTTACCTGTCTTGTTGTTGACCATGAATGGTGTTAGTGTTTTATTTAACTCATGACCACAGTTCCATAGCATTAGACTTGACCAGTTCTTTCTATTGTATCTTGTCTGTTCCCGTCCATCCATTTTAAATTTATCCGTTGGTTCATACTCATGCTTAACACAGTACAAAGGATAAAGCTCATCGTTATAATCTTCAAATATCTCATTGATATCTGTTCTGGGATACATATCACAATCCATAAACAAAGCCCACCCTTCGTACTGCATCAAAGCAGGTACTAGAAAGCGAGTAAAAGTGAACTCAGTTGAGAAAGGTTTCTTATCTATGGAATCAATCATCTGACCATTCTCCCATTCAAATGGACGATTGAACATATTCATATGCTCCAAGATATCTTTACGTAGAAACTTAACTATAATATCCTTTGGTGAGTTAGCTTCAATTAAGTATTTAAGTACTTGGGCTGCAACCTTCTCTTTAGGATCGTATCCTATGAAAACTGTATTCACCTTCTTCTCTTTACTAATACCCATTAGTATTTCCTTTATTTAAGTTCAATAGTTTTTGGTTTCTTTTCTTCAGGAATGTTCTGTTCCAGTTTAATAGTTATTAAACCTTTGTCCATAGCAGCATCCCTCACCTCAATGTTTTCAGCAAGGTGAAATATTTTCTTGAAACTTCTATGAGCAATACCTTGGTACAGAACAGTACCGTCTTGATCTCCAGAACTTTTACCATCATATTCAATAGTAAGATTTTGTTCAGCTAGTGTTATCTTGATATCTTCTTTATCAAGACCAGCAACAGCCATACTAATTGTGTATTGGCCTTCACCATCTTCTACTAAATTATGAGGGGGATAGTTGGAATGTGTTGCTGCCGAAGGCAGAGTCAACATCTTTTGAAATACTCTGTCATAACCTATGACCCAATCCCTAAAATCACTCAGCGAAAAGGGATCACTAGACTTAGTGTGTAACGTATAATTCATAATTATTCTCCTTTAAAAGCAAGATATTATGGAACCCACTATTGGCATTCCATACTATATTATACTACACTTTTTGTTTCTTTGCAAGTCTTTTTTTCCATAGCTTAATTAATTCTGGATCTCTTTCTTTCTTTGTATTGCAGTGAGACATCTTACCTCTGTTGTTTTTTATCTTTGCCATACTAAACTCCACATACCCCACCTGAGTTACTGATTTCGCAGATGTCATGAGCCTGAATGTTGTCCTCAAACTCTTCGCCTAGCTTCTCAATAGCTTCAGAGTAAGGCACAGTCGTAAGCGGTTGACCACCACGACACCCATCAGGGTAGCAGGTAAAGCCACGTAACCTGTGAGCATACTTAGCCAAGGTCTGAGCAAAGTCTTCAACCTTATCTTCGTTGTTGTCTTCAGTTCCCCAAGCAGGTAGGTTAATTGTAGAGGATATAGACATGTCTACATACTCTTGAACATTAGCTTGGAAGCTTAGTCTACGTTCATAGTCTGTGGCTAGGTCAAGGGCTGATTCAATCTTGTCAGGCTTCACACCATAGATATCAATCATCTCTTGAGCAGCACTGTCTACTACGTATTGATAATGCCATCTCTTGTTCTTCAGATACCTGCGCTTGTAAGCAACAGAGAAGATAGGCTCAACACCTGTAGATGTACCAGCCAGTATACCTATTGTACCTGTAGGCGCAACTGCTCTGACGGCAACGGGTTGTGAAACTGAAAGGGTTCGGGAGAAGTCTCTTGAGGTTTTGTCACTTTCAGCTTCATAAACTTTAAACCACCTATGTAATTCGGGGGTAGCTTCGTATTTGTTATTACGTTGTATGAGCCATTCGTGTAATCCCATGAGTCCCAATCCCAAACGTCTATTACTCTCACGAACATTATAAACTTTTGCGTAAGGTAACTCTGCTCTTGTGGTTCCACAGAGTAGAAACTTGGTCGCAAGCTGTACGACTTGCTGCAACTGGTTAAGGTCATCAATCCTAGCAAAATTAAGACTGCCAAGATTGCATACATCACTATCGTTCTCACTTGTAACTTCCGTACAAGCATTGCGAAGTGTTTCATTTTCTTTTTCAAAGAAGTTAAATGAGAACCCCGGCTCTCCAGTTTTAAGAGCCTGACCACAATTAGATTGAAAGACATTTCCTATTTCTCCTTTCTCCCAATAATTAAGTAACCATTCTGTGTCGTAATTAACACTGATGTTTGTCATGTCAAGAGGTGCAGGAAAATTAAAGTCATCTTGTTTAATATCAAATAAGGTTTGTCCTGTTGTACCTACAGGTATATCAAACCAGTTCTTTATCTTTAAGAATTTATTTACATCCTCATGCTTCCAGTTAAGAGAAGCATAGATAGCAGACCTACGGCTACCACCTTGCATAACCTTTTGACCAATCGAGTTTATCATTTCCATCTTAGGTAGAGGGCCACTAGCTATACCACCTGTTCCCTTCAGGGTTTGTCCTTCAGCCCTGTATACAGAATAGTCTACACCTATACCACCACCTGTCATAAGACAAGACTCTGCCTTCCAAGAAAGGTTAGCCCAATCTTCTCTTGTATCTTCTTCTGCTTTGAGAAGGTAGCAGTTATTAAAAAACTTTTTATCTCTACCTGCATAGTAGAGGTAACGTCCACCGGGAAGGAAACGTAGATTAGATATGTGATCTATCAGTTCTTCCTTTTCATCACGGCTTAAATTATCTCGACAGACATCTTCAACCAGAGTGCAAGCTAACTCATGTAAAGTTTCTGCGCCTTCATGAGCGTACTTAGCATTGAATATATCTTCACTAAACTTAGATCTAAACTGAGGGTTACGATTTGATTTGAACATGAGTTTCCCTTCTCCTATTTGTATTCTAGTTCTAGAATAAGTTGAGCATAGTGTATAGCTTTTTCTATATCTTTTTTACCTTGGCCTTTTGTTCTGTGCCGAGTTATATATTTTACCACATTACCCTCAAAGTAGTCAAGCTTATTTGCATGTATATATTCCACAGGTTGTATACCACAATCTTTATAGTGATTACCACCCACTTGTCTATCTAAGGGTTTAGAGCAGCGTTTGGAATTTTCTTCTGACATTAGAATTATCCTCTGAGTTGATAACATTAGAAGCAAAACTTCTTACTATACTAGGAGCAAGTCCAGCATAGTAACATACTTCTTCAAAGTCTTCACAAGTCACACCTACTTCTTTAAATATCCATGTATGAGCCTGATCTCTGTAAAGTTGTATAGAACTATCTTCATTTTTAATTTTAGGTTTAGATAAATCTAATAAAGCTTGAAGTATGACAGCAATATAAAGTGATCTTTCTCCATCTTTATCAGTTAAATCATATAATGAATTGACTGATACATCTGTACTTAATTCAAATGGATTGATCATGGTATTCTTCCACTGGCCTATAGAACTTACCACCTACATAGTTATTATAATAAGCAGGTGTATCAGTTCCGTCAAGCATACTACACAAAACATTATACTTCATCTGATAGTAACACTCGTAGTAACGTAAGCTTCGTTTATTTTTAAACTCAGCTATGATCTCAAACTTAAAATGTTTTTTACCTAACTTTTTTATATCATCTAGTAAGTGTTGGCTTGAACCCATATAAGACTTCCAATTAGATTCAGCTTTCTTCTTACCTTTCTTATAATTAAAGTATTGTTTACAGCCTATGTAAGCTTGTTGTGTTTTAAGATTGGTAATGCGGTAGACAAAACCAAACTTAGTTAAATCAGGTTTACCTTTATACTTCCAATGCATTACCAGTTTACTACCTCTTCGACTTTCGGTTCTTTAGCCACCTTTGTAAGATAGCTAAGTCCTCTGGAGTATTGAAAAGCACGTAGTCCTTTACCATCATTAATATCTTGCCAACACTCTCGCTTATGAGCGCAATAAATACAACCAATGGGAAGCTTACGATTGCCAGACTCACCATCAGGCACATCACTGTAACACCTATCAGGCACATGATTATTTCCAACCATTCCTTTAAGATATTTAACTCTTTCCTTTGCATTGATCATCTCCATTGAATGTACAGGAGTAAGACATACTTCACCACTGGATTTATCTATCACTAGAAATGCTGCTTTATCTACGTTATTGGCTTGAGCATAAGCAGATATCTGACCTATATATCCAAAGGGATCATCTTCCAGAAGATTATTTTTTTTAAATTTCTTAAAACTAAAACCTGATGCACTTTTACAATCAACGAGAACACCGTCTATCATAGAATCTTGATGACCTTTAACACCTTCAACATCTACTTCCTTCTGCTGTTCTGTCACTTCATGACCAGCAATGGAAGCACATAGTAAAAGTAATTCTTCTAAGATATAACCATATAAAAATTTAATTCGTGTGCTAGGTGATAGATCTTCAATCTCTTGTTTACTATTAACATCATACCAAAGCTGACGATCAGGTTTCCCAATAGCAGACAGTCTCAAATTACCTCTGGTTCTAGGTTGCTCGTACATAAACTCTTTGATATGAAGCTTGAGCATCTCTCCAAATTTATCTATATGCTTATCAACTTCCTTTTCATCCATCTTAATTGGATCAAGAGAAAATATATCATAAATATCTTCAACTAATGTTTCAATGTTTTTCATTACAAAAAAATGGGGTGGAGAAAACTCGATAACTCCACCCCAAGTCTCCCTTAGTTTACATTAAGAGGCGAAAGGAACTTCTTCTTTAGAGTTTTCAGTTACGTAGCCACCGGGAACAACTTCAAAGTCATCTCCACCGCCACCAGAATACTCTATAAAGTCTACTACTTGAACTGCTGCAAGATCAGCCGATACTCCTGACTTACCTGCATATGTCCACTCAAATGGTACAGCCTTAACATTGACTGTGCTACCATTAGCAATTAACTTACCATCCCAATCATTATTCTGGGAATCTTTAACAACTGGGCCTTGTCTTGACGTACCATCCTTACGCATAACCTTACGTTTAATGGTAACAAAATCTCCACGATCATCTCCTTTATTGGAGATAGGAAGTCCAGCACTCTCAATTATTGAACGATTGTTTTCATCAACCTCAACTTGTATTGACCACACTGGCTCGAACTTAGTGTTAGGCTCAACGATTGAAGCATAGTGACATTTACCTGTAATATATATTGGATCATTCATTTCTATTTTCCTTGTTCTATCGTCACGCTATTGTGACATGAGTTTCAATTAATTTAACAACATAATTATACCACACATAATTCTATAGGTCAATAGCTAATTTGAATTAATTTAGCTTTTTCTACAGGTATATGAAAGAAAGGTTCTTTTAAGTGTGGTGAGTCTTTAGGTTGCTTAGAGTTTTGTATTGTACCTACACTTGAATCATCAATATTACTATCTTTAATAAACCAAGCTTGAGTACAATCAGTATTAAATACTACAAAATATAAATCATGTTCTGGGTAATCTTTCTCCTTTCGTTTCATGAGTCTGCTCTTCCTTTCTGGAATGCGAACTTCTTTCCAAGTAGGGTTCCAAGTTTTACCCCACTGATTTTTTATCTCAACCTCAAAGAAATAATTCTTATC